TTAAAGATGTCTTGTTGATTTAATAGTTTAACATTTTCTGAGGCGGCTATACATTTGAACAATTTAGCCTTTGAAGAATGTTCGAGTATAATACGATAAGCTTTTTCATTGTCTGGATTGAGAAAAGCGATAATATTGTCTACATTTACTGGATTTTTAAAGCTTCGCATAACATTCAAGACAGTTCTTATAGCATTTGGTCTTGTTTTATCTGTTCTTGGGTTTCTCCACTTAAAATCTGCGGAAAATTCATGTACGGTTCCAGAATTTACAGATGCTGGAACATTTACAACAATGGGTCTACCACGATCTTGAAAAATTTCTAATGTATTGCCCTTTACAACCTGGACGTTAGCTGTTGTATCCGTAATTTTAACTATTTTTAAATCAACTGTCTGTTCCGCGGGAGGTTTCCATTTGTATTGTCCTGTAAGTAGATTATTCCAATTTCCAATTGTATACAATGTGTCCGCGGCGGTAAAAATCAGACCGTCTAGTTCTAATTTACCCCTAAATTTGTCCGCATTTTGCTTTATATTAGCGATGTAATCATAATAAAATTTGCGATGTTGTTTCAATTGTGTCTGAATCCATCCAGAACCTATTGCATTGTATAGCGGTAATGTAGCAGACAATAGACTATCAATAAAATAAATTGGCTTGAGCTCAATATTGAAGAAATTTACAGATTTAAAAGCATCTGGTAATAGTGGTTCTCCGTTGTTAAATTGAGTCAAATTTGGATCTATCATTTTAGCAAGAATGTCATATCTTGATATATAAGGCCATGGTTCACTACGGAGTCTATTATCTTCTGGAACCATCATAGAAAAAGATTGTCCTGTTACTTTTTTGCCGTCAGAGTCGATATAAATTTTTTCAGGTCCAAATAAAATGTCGAATATCATAAAAGAAACACCCCTTATTTTTACAGGGTCCAGTTCTCTATGAGGTTTACCATTGATGTCAAAAAATACTAATTCTCCATCTAAAAGCATTTCAGGAGTATTTACATCCGGTAAATTGAAATTTGATATAACATTTAGTTTCATGTTGCGGTCTACAAAACACACCTTTCTTTGTTTTATATTCGCTACACCAGTGTCAGGACCGATGTACATAAGATATCTTGTTCCATCAACTTTCTGAGTAACAGTATATTTTGATCTACCATTCGGACCCTTAATCATTAAATTTGGCATGTCTGTTTTCTCTAAGGTAATAGGCATTCCTCCAATAAATTTGGACATATCAAAGTTTTCATTTTTAGATAGAAAGTTTTTAACAAGTTTATTGAATTGTTCTTCTACCTTGGGATCTTTAAATGGTTCCATTGATGGGTATGTATTAATTATACATTACATTATCTTTTTAATTTTAATATTAATTATTTTTTGCAATAAAGTATCAGTAATGTAATGATAAGAAAACATACATTTAGTCTATATTCTCTAAATTCTGCGCTTGATTTACAAATTAAATAGGCTTTATACCAACCCATTTTATCGTCTCTAAGTCCTTGTATATTAGTAGTAAGTCTATGAGCCCATAACGGTGCCCCTTCCCAGTTTTTGAAATTTTCTGTCTCAGATAAAACTTGGACAATAAGGGGTTCGTGATACACTAATACATTTTGTTCTGAAAAATATACAGCATCAACGTGTCCGATAAATTTTTTATTTAACATTAATTTTTGAACATTGTCCCTGGTTTTTTTAGATATAATCTGAGCTTGTGTATGGGCCATTGGATGAGTCTCGTAAAACATTTCGTCTTTTTTAGTGAAAAAACCAAGCGATCCCATAGAAATGATCGTAAAATCATTAGAACCGATATATCTGTCTATTTTTTTATAGTGTATCGGATTATAGTTTAGAACTTCTGCGTCATCTTCTAGAATTATAACATTCCCGTAATTTTTAGAATACTCAAACGCTGTGTAATAAGCATGTGTTAAATCCTCTACAGTTCTTTTGATAGTATCCGGTTTTTTACAAGCCTTGTATCCTTTGTTTATTTGAAATATAGTTTTCTTTGATAAATTAAGAAGAAGAGGGTCCTTCTTAAACCTTTCAGAATCTTTCATTGTTAAAACGATTGTTAAATCGACATTTTTGAAAAGCGGATTTTGACTTTCAGCAATATTTTCATATGAATAACAATTAGTCATTTATTTATATGAAACTATTTTAAATTTAATTATTATTTATCTCATTTCTGGAGGAATGTAAGGATATCCAAGAAAATCAAAGATGTCTCGCTCTGTTTCTGGAAATTCTTTTTCTATAATAGTCAGGTACTCAGTTTGGGTCACTTTTGTACCAGTAGGGGACTTTTTAGTTAAGTTCTGTTCATTCAGTGAATAGCGTTTATCAAGAGCAAATTTTCTCATTTTCACATTAAATTCTTTAGAACCTGTTGTGAAAAGTATAGCAAATGGAAATGTTTCTCTAGGATGATAAAAGATGTCGAGGTGACGGTAGTATTCATCAATACGGGCAACAGCCATTATCTTAGTGGGACCTTTCGCAAGTGTATTAGTTTTTTCTATTACACCCCTTTTAACTAAATTGTTATAAAATGTATTCATTACTCTTGAATTTTTAACATCGGTTGTAATTAAGGCGTCAATGTCTCCAGAGTCGGGAGTTTTCCTACGATAAGAACCGGCAAGTATAAGTTCACCTGTTGTACCTAATTCAGTCATTGTCTCTTTAAAAATTTCTATTAGTTTTTCATTCCAAGCGTCCATTTCCTTGCGAGGAATTCTGCGCATCAAGTCTTCATAATGTTTTAGACCAATTGCTTGTTTTTCATTTAGGGTGTCTTTATTCACTGAATATAAGTACTTCAGTTCTTCAACTGTAGTAATTTCCTCTGCGTCGTATATTTTTGCTGCTGTACTTGGTCCAATATTTGGAACTTTGGTAAGATTTTCAATGGCAAGAGATCTCTGGTCTTGTTCCGTAAGAGATATCCCATCAGTTTGTCCTGTTTTTAGAATGCTGTCTATCTTCTGTAGGATAGAGCTTTTCCATGTTCCATTCTTAGCTTTAAAGTTTTCTTCACCCGCTAATTTCATGTCTCCTTCTCTTAGAACCCTGATGTAGTCTTCTACTAAATTTAAGTTCATGGAGTCTTTTAGAATTTCATTTGCTTGTTTATAACTTTTAACTTTAAAAGTCCAGTTTGCTTCTTTTTCAGAAACTATTTTCGCGATTAGTTTAGACAAAATCTTTTTAACATCTTTAACAGGTACATTCATTTTTTTCTGAATATGCATGTCATCGCGAATTCCTCTATAAACTGGATGACGTGGTACACCTTCATTTGTCATCTCCATATAACTGAATGAAATTACGCTACCTACGGGCATAAAGTCTGATGAGTTTGGATTGTTATAATTCTCTCTCTGCGCGTCATTTAAACCTGTTCCTATCTGTGTGAAAATACCATTTGGTTTACCGTCTGTCATTAATTCACACTTCAAAGAACCAAGCATACCGATGTATTTTCCATCACCAGGAATATATTCTCGAAGTATACACTCGGAGTCTTCTTTAATTTTATACTTAAGCATGTATTTACTTCTTTTAGTTTGATAGGGCGAACCTGAAGCTCTTAGCATGATACCTTCTGCTCCCTCCGAAGTTAATTTAGTATACAAATTCATAAGTTGTTCCATTGTTTTAATTTTAACTTGTTCTGTGAACTGAAGAGGAAATAATTTTTTACCGGGATATGCTAATTTATTCCAACATACTTTGCGATCCTTAACAATAGTTTGTAGAAAAGCCATTCTTCTTTCAAATGGTCGAGGATCATTGGGAATATCAAACACTTTGAAAACGACGGGCGGATCAGTGTCTCCAGCCCAAATGTTCTCAATTTGTTCTGCTGTGTAACTCTTACCTGGTTTAATTGTAGAAAGTCTGCTTGTTTTCTGGAAAAGACCTCTACCGATCCATATTTCTCCATCTAGCGGTATACCAGGTGGTAGCGTATTTTTAAACCATTCCGGCACATAAGTGTAAACTTTTGGTTTACCAACACCTGAACCACGTGATATCATTTTCTCTCCATCCCATAATGCCCGAATGCCGTCCCATTTTTCAGATGCCCACCAACCAATTGGCGGCGCCGATATATTCAGCTTTTTAGACAGTTCATCTGTTAATTTTATAATATCTCCAGTCTTGTTATCATATAAATTTTGTGCTGTCATAACTTTTAAATTGTCGACATACGTTTTGTCATCGGTCGTAGAAATTACCTGAATTTCCGGATAAACTGCTTTGTAAACTCCAGCACAAACGTTCTTCTCTTTGTATTTTACAAAATCTTCAAAAGTATCAAAACCGGATCTGAGTGCTAAATTTGTAAGACACTCTTTCAGTTTCTCAACCTGCATATTATACAGTTTATAATATATTTATTTAAATGTATTAAGAAATGTATTTTTTTGCAATTAATTAGCATCCATTTGTTCCGTGATTATTTTAATATCTGGTACATCGACTTCATCCTTAAGATTTGAAATTATTTCTTCCTGTGATGGTCTACGAGAATATTTATTTTGAAATGCGCCTACAAAACCGGATACCTTTGAAATTTTTTCGTCGTATATCTGTTTTTCAGTGATTAATTTTTCAATTTTATTTTTCTCAAAGATGTCAATTTCGGAAGGTTTTTCAGAGCGTTTATATACTACATCTTTTAAAGAATTAATTTCGTTGAAAAGCTCTGGTTTAATAAGTTTATTAAAATTTTTATTTTTACGGAGAACGTCGTTTTTGTCTATTCCAGTCGTTAATTGTTTTCTAAACATATCTACAATACCTTTGTCTATACCAGGACAAGTTTCCATGAGTCTGTCAAATTCATCACGTGATGTTTTCATAAAATAATTAACATCAGGTCTCTCTTCAGGTGCTTTAATTAATTCTATACGTAAACTTCTGTGAAATTTATCCCATGCTACACTTGCCGTCCTGTGACTTTCTGTAAGTTCATTTAACTTTAAAAATTGCCCTACTGTTGTTATAATTCCTGCTAATATATTAACACTTCCTATTATAACAGAACAAATGTCTTGATATTCTTCAGGTACTCTTTCTAATGCAAAATTGGCAGTGCCAGTTAAAGTAGACATTATAATAACAGGAATTGTAAACATATTTCTTTTACCCGAATACTTTAGATAAGATTTATCATGTAACCATTTGTAACATGCAGCTTTATCCGCCCAATCTACAAAAATGGAATCGTGGTGAGGCTCCCAGATTACTTCTCTATAAGTTTCACTTGCTGACATTTATAAAATGTAAAATAATTTATTTAGTAATTAATAACTTAAAATGTCAAGTGAAGACTTTATTAAAATTGAAGATTATAAGAACGACATTACTAGGATAATAGAAGAAATAGATGATAAATGTATACAATTAGACTCGATCTATAAAAGATACATCAAACAGACAGAGATAAGCTCAGAATTTACAATGTCTTTAGACACTTTATTTTTTCAAATTTCTTTGACTAAAAGAGATGCTCATAATTATACAGAGTTATTTAATCTCTTTTTGTATCAGATGTATGGACAATATTACAAACTTTTATTGAAGATGATTGGTAATTACAGTGATAATTTATCTATTATAGAAAATGCAACGAATTTAGAATTTTCTGCATTTGATGATATCAATTATAAGATGTATCCATTTGAAGAAACTACTAAAATTCATGATACAATAATAAATATAATAACATCTGTCAAATCATTCATATCAAAAAGTGAATATGAAATAGAAGATGACACTGTAAGAGTTAATAAAGGTATAGGTATAGACAATTTAGTTTTTGAAAAAAAACACTACGTAGACATTCTGACGAATAAAAATAAACTCCACAATGAGATGTTGAATAAATTGTATAAATACCAGAAGAAAACTCTTTCAAGGATAATGTTAAAATTAAAACTGTTGTATTTTCAGATAGTATCTGACATACAGTTCGAAAGTTTTAATTACTCTACTAGAGAATCTATAACAAATACTCTCGATAACAAACTTAAAAATGTAGCTCATAGGCAAAATTTTGAAGATTTGTTAATGGAAGAATTTAAAGATAAAGAAGGAACTGGTAGATTTTCGACAGTAGTTAAATTTTTTAATAGATTTTGTATTTACACTTGACCACTTACTTTATCGTAAGACTTAATAGTATTTGGAACAAGGCTTGTAATTAGATCTTTCATTGCATCAGAGTACTCTTTTATCTCAGATTGCGCATTGTAAGCAGATCTAAGACGAATAAAATTAAGAAGATTATGAAGATCAATACTCCAATAAAATTCTGTATACATATTTTGTGGTAGCCCAATTCGGGCCATTTCACGAGATACACCTTTATCAACGAGAAGTTTGTAAATATTGTATTGCTTCATAGAATTACTCATATAATTCTGAAAGAGTTCATTTGTGTTTTTACATTCAATTTTATTACCAGACATCTGTTTATTCATTTTGCCTTGGTCGTAGATCTCCTTTGGATAATAAAATTCCGGATTGATAACTGAATACCTTCCAGAAATTTCGTTTACATTTGCCATACGATGCCGAATCCACTGCCTTTGGACAAAAATAGGAGCTTTTACGTGAAATTTAAACTTTACCATCTCAAAAGGGCTTGTGTGCTTATGACGAACTAAAAAATCAATCAATTTAATGTCTTTTTCTGTCGTCTTTATGCCTTCATTAAGAGATACCCTTGCCGCTTGGACTATAGCATGATCACACATCAGAGACTTACAACCTTCTGGAATTACTCGTGGCATAACGTCAACAATCTTAACAAAGCCGGCATTTCCAATGAAACTAATTTTATTAGAAAGATTAATAACTCGATGACTGGTGCTAAATAGAGACATAATTGTGTAATGATACATTTTGTATGTTCTTAAATAGATTTAAAAAGATACAACATCTACAATTACACATTGTATGACACTTTTTATTACGGTTAATCCTGAAAATGACTACTTTTGGAAAAATCATCCAACATATGAAAAGGCGCGCCGAAACGAAGACGTAGGTCTTGATATTCCTATGCAAAAGTCGGAAATTGTACCGGTTGGTGCTAAATCGCATAAAATTAATCTAAAATTCAAGGGAGAACAAAATAAAGGATACATGCTTATACCAAGAAGTTCTATTTCCAAGACAAATGTACGCTTGGCAAATTCAATCGGAATCATCGATAAAAAGTACCGAGGAGATGTAATGGTAGTAGTTGATAACATTGGGGACACAGATGTTCTTCTTCAAGAAGGTTGCTGTTATTTTCAGATTGTAGCATTTGACGGGGTTCTTCCTAAGTTTCAAATTTCTGAAGTAGATACTGATACCTCGAGAGGCGGCGGCGGATTTGGTAGCACAGGAGCTTCTTCTTAGAACACTTCAAGTGTGTTTTTTGATGCTATTTGTTCTGATTCTTTCTTTGTGCATCCAACGCCCGTACAATACTTCTTACCATTTATTACAACCACGCTTGTAAAAGTTTTCTTATGTCCCGGTCCAGACGTAGAAATCAATTCATATTCTGGATTAATCTGAAGCATCTTTTGGCATTTTCTTAGTAGAATGTCTTTGTAATTATTGTCTTCGTGAATTTCAGTAAAATTTATAAATGTAAGTACATTATTTAGTACAAAATGTTCTACATATTTATATCCTAAATCTAAATGTATAGAACACAGAAATGCTTCAAATATGTCTTCAAGAATACGATCATTTTTTCTTCCATTTATCTTTTCTACATTTTGACTGATAATTAAAAATTGATCTAGATTTAACTTTTTTGTAAAATATGCGAGTGTTTTACCATTTACTAATTTAGTTTTAATTTTTGTTAGAAATCCCTCTTCTTCATTTGGATAATTACGAAATAAGAAATCCGCGATAATAAGATTTAAAACAGAATCTCCTAAAAATTCAAAGCGCTCATAAGAATTTTTTAGTTCTGTATCACTTAAAAATCTAAGAACACTCTTATGAATAAAAGCTTTCTGGTATGTTAAAACATTAATAGGATTATAACCTGTAATTCTAGTAATGTCTTCTCGAGTAATAGCTTTATTCTGTTCATTAAAACTATCGAAATTAAAAGTAGTCATTATCCTTTTAAATAAAATGTACTATTTATTTAAGTTAATTATTTTTTTACAATTTTTCAAATACATAATCACTCGAAATATCATTGTCTACTGCCTTTAATATGTCTATTATTTTAAGCAGACTAGAATGAGAATTATAAGTATCTGGACTGGTATTAAATTGTAAATTTAATTTGAAACTGTAAAGATTTCCAAGAGATATACTACATTGATGCTCAAGTTTAAATGTGTGATGTTTTCTTAGGAAGTGTAGTTCTTTTTTGATGTATTCATCTGAAACGTAAATTTCCTGGGATTTTTTACTTTCAGCTGTTACGATAAGATCATAAGGACTGTTTTTAATCTTGTAAATGATAGTATCTATGATTTTGTAAGGACATACATCATTTTTTTCGTAAATGTTTTCATCTTTATTTTCCCAGTTTGGATTAGAACTGAGTAATTTGAGTATACAATTGTATTTATCTACATTGAAGAGGTGTTTTTCAAACCCAAATTCTTCTGTGTACTTACCAAGCGTAAATGTTACAATAGCAATAGATTTGTAACGCTTAATAAAGTCAGCAACTTGTTCAATTGTATTTTCCATAATTAAAATATATATCTATTAATTCTTTTAGTAGCTTTATTTAAACGCACAGGGTAAACATACTTAAAGAAAAATGATATAATATATTATAATAAAAGAAAATGACCGATTCGCAGGAAACTGTTTCTCCAATGACAACACACGAAAAGTTTGATCTTCTAATTAAGGATTTCTCGGCTCTCATGGAGACCACTAAGAGTCTCAGTGCGCGCATGAAGGTTCTACAAAAGGAGGTAAATAAGGGCAAGCGTACTCGCAAGCCTCCTCAGGAAGTTGATCCAGATGCGCCTCCAAAGACATCTGCTCTTCACAAGCCAGTAGCTATTTCCAACGAGCTGTGTAAGTTTCTAGGTTTTGAGCCTGATACAGAGCACTCGCGCCGAGATGTTACACAGGGTATCAACGATTATATCAAGAAGCACGAACTACAGGATCCAGCGAACCGTCGTTTCATGCTTCTAACTGAGAAGCCAGAGGGACTAGCACTTAAGGCTCTACTTCGCGATCCAGATCAGCCCGTTACATTTTTCAATATTCAGCGTTACCTCAAGCCTCATTTCCCAATGTCCGAGAAGGACAAGAAGGCTCTTGAGGAGACCCCTGCTCCAGTAGCTGATACTAAGCCTAAGTCTGCTCGCAAGAAGCCTACCCCAGTTGATGTTGTTCCAGACGCTGCCGATGTAGTCGACGACCCAAAGGAAGAACCCCCAAAGGCTCCTCCAAAGAAGCGTGTTGTTCGCAATCCAAAGAGCGCCTAATTAAAAAGAAAATTTGTAAAAAATATCTTGGAAAAAAATTAAATTACATACTGTATATGTATTACATTCTAAATGAACCTAGAATGGGACACAAAAAAGCACTGGTTTATGCTAATAAATACATTAATAATATAAATATCAAAACACCTTATCCAGACATTAAAATAGTTAAATTTTACGCACCATTATTCATTGGTAATGTACCAGATGATTTTACTTTTTAAAACACCAAAGAGCCCGCGTGGCGCAATTGGATAGCGCGCAAGACTTCTAATCTTGAGGTTCGGGGTTCGATCCCCCGCGTGGGCTCTTTGTTGTTAAATAATTTTAATTTATTTTTTATCTCATACAGGCAAAACCATTTTTACAATACCACTTATTAGCGCCTGAGAATTCAAAAACAAGATGACCTAGAACACCTGCTACAAAAAGGGTGATTTCCATGGCATAAAATTTATTCCAATTTTTACATTCTTCCGGGAGATCTACTTTAAAAAATGGACCTACAAGAAATGCTGCAATATTTCCAAATATTACAAATGCTATACCAACAACAATGGCTTCATATATTAATTGCATTCTTATTTATAATTACAAAATAAAATAATTAATTATAAATAAGTATGTCAAAGCAATTGACCGCATTGTTATTACAGAAGAGTATATCTGGTAAAAGCCGTGACGAACAAAAAGAATATCTTTTAGAATGTCTTAAGAAACAGGGAATAATCACGGAACCTGTCGTAGATTTACAAGAAGACAGTAAACTACCAGATATCTGTGAATTATGTAATTCAAGTGACATAATATATTCAAATCATGAAAAAATTTGTAATAAATGTGGAATAGCAAAATCGGACTTAAATATTAATCCATATAAAACATTTAAACAAGACATAAATTTTTCCACCGGTACTTTCATAGAACCCGGGACGCTGGTTATAAATGTAATGAAAGACGGAAAAATGGTCTCTAGAGACCTTTCTAAAGTTAACACTTGGTTATCATCTGACTTAGAAGAGCAAAGAATAGCGAATGGTATAAAAAATTTAAATGAAATTTTAGACAAGTTAAGAGTTTATTACAACCCAATTTTATTTGAAAGATTGGAGAAAGAAATTATTTCAATGTGGTACAATGTACTCGTTTCAAATAAAACACTAATGGGAAAAGAAAGAAAAGCACTTTTAGCATGGGTGATTTATTACCCAATGGTATTTAATAATTTTAATATATCCATTCAACGTATATCAAGTATTACAGGTACAATTATCCCCGATATATACTATTATAACTTCAGATTAAAGGATATCTTCAGGGGAACATCATTCGAAAAGTACGTTTCTGTACCCATTGGATCTAATAGCGACATAGCTCTTCCTCAAAAAATTCAAGATAAAATTAAAATTGTTAAACGTGATATGAAAGATTACCTAAAAGATCCTCTAAAGGATAAACAAATGTACGGTTTAATTTATTTTATCTCAAAAAATACAGATAAGTTTTTTACTTTAGCTGAATTAGCAACCAAGAGCAGTCTAAGTACAGTAACCATTCTTAATGAAAGTAAAAAATACGACAAATTTTATCAAACAAATCCAATACTCCGACAAAAATTATTTGACTAAATGTACATTCTATAGTAAATATTATCATAAACATTTTTAACAAAGTTAATATCAAATGAAATGTGCCCCAATTCATTAATAAGATCAATTAGAAATGATATTTGCCATTCTGGATATTCATTCAAATTTTTATTGGATGTAGTTGTTTCAATTACATTAAGAATTACTTGACTGGATAAATTATTAATACATCCAAATTCAGGTTCCTTTGAAATAAACTCTTTAAAATTAGAAATCACATTCCATTTTCGCTCTTGTTCAAGAAGTTCTAGTGTTTCGAGATCATTCTCTGCGCGCTCGTCAAGTGTGTATTCGTCAATCGTAGTCATTGTAATGTATATTATTTTAATGTATTTAATTTTTAAGTAAAATATTTTTCTGTAAAAATAGATTGTATGTAATCGCATATTTCAGATATGTCTTCACAGTGTTTTTTATTTCTTTCACTAATGTGTATTTCATTTCCAAAAAATCTGAGAAGATCATAACAATTTTTTTGAAAGTTTGGATTATAAATCTTGTCTTTTGAAGAAATAAGAATGTTAAATTTTTGTTTTAAAAAGGATATGTCAGGCATGTAGTCGGATAAGAATATTGTATCTATACAAATTATACCCCCCAATTTAAATTTTAGACTCAGAGCTGTATTAATACATACCGTACCACCCTGTGAAATTCCTAACGTGTATAACTTTTCGCACGGGATGCATCTTAGTTCACGTTTGATTGTCCTTTCGAGAAAACAACATGAACATTTAAATTGTTTGTAATTTATTTTATCGTGTCGGTTGTGATTATCTCTTTGTGTGTAATAACTGTACCATTTTTTATTTCTTCCTTCTAAAATTACCCATTTAATAAAATCACAATTAATTCTTTTAATCATCAATTGAATTTCTAAAATGTCCTGATAAAGTCCATGTAAAATTATTACCGTAAATTTATGAGTTCCTGTACAGGGGATTATTTTCATGAACTGATGTAATAGTAATATATATCATTATTAT